CCCGTCACGCCGGTCGGGAGCTCGCCTGTAGCGATGTCCGACGAGAAGGCCGCCTTCTCGGACGATACCTCTCTGGCCGAGCACGCGCGCATCTGGAATCACCGCATGCGCGTCCCAGGGACCAAGTAGCGTCCGCGATCCGCGCCTCCGTCCGGGCACGCCGCAACAGGTGTGACCGATGGCTAACAGTTTCATCACCCCGACGTGGGTGTTAAAAGACGTCGCGAGAGTCGCCGTCAATCAACTGAAGTTCGCCGCCAATATTGAGCGGTGGTACGACGATAAGTTCAAAGCCGGTGGCGCGAAAGTCGGCTACACCGTCAGTGGCCGGCTCCCGCAGCGCTTCCGCACCACCAAGGGCCAGGCCTTCCAGGCGCAGCCGATCAACGACGTGACCGTGCCGGTCACGCTCACCGACCAGGCCAACATCGGCACCTCGTGGTCGACCGCCGATGCGACCGTCGTGGTCGAGGACGTGCGCCGCCGCTACGTCAACCCGGCCGGCGAGCAGCTCGCCAACACCATCGACTACGACGGCCTGACGCGCATGACGCCGACGGTCGCGCATTCGGTCGGCGTGCCGGGCACGGCGCCCACCTCGCGGCTCACCTACACCACCGGCGCCGCGAAGATGACGCTCGTGGCGGTGCCGATGAGCGGGCGCGTGGCGGTCCTCGACCCGATTCACATGGTGAACCTGATTCAGGACACCTCGACGCTCTTCAATCCGAGTGCGGCCATCTCCGAGAACTACCGGGACGGGCAGTTCGGCAGGAACCAGCTCGGGATCGCCGAGTGGTATCAGGACCAGAACCGCTACGTCCACACCACCGGCAGCTTCACAAGTTCGACGCCGCTCGTCAACGGCGCGAACCAGACCGGGTCGACGCTCAACACCAACGGCTGGGCCTCAGGCGCGGCGACGTTGAACGCGGGCGACGTGATCACGCTCGCCGGCGTCTACGAAGTCAACCCGCAGAACTACGCCTCGACCGGGCAGTTGATGCAGTTCACCGTGACGCAGACGACCACCTCGGTCGGCGTCAACATGGCGACCCTGCCGATCAGCCCGCCGATCATCCCGACGGGCAACCTGCAGAACGTGTCCAACTCGCCGGCCAACGGCGCGATCATCCTCGTCCTCGGCTCGGGGCAGGTCGTGGCGACCGGCACCGGCACGATGACGGCGACCACGTCGGCCAACTCGCTGCTCTTCCATCCCGAGGCGTTCATCCTGGCGATGGCGGACCTCGATGCGGACCTGGACGGCGCGACGGTGGCGCGCGTGGCCGACAACGAGATGAACGTCTCGCTCAGATACGTGAAGCAGTACTCGGCGCAGAGCGACCAGAAGATGGCGCGCATCGACGCGCTCTACGGCTTCAAAGAGTTCCGGCCCGACTGGGCCTGCAGAGTGTGGGGGTAACGATGGCCTTAGTGAACACGACACTCGCCGCCGCCGCCAGTGCGCAGGCGACGTCCCTCACGGTGACCTCGGCGACGGGGTTTGCCGTCGGGCAACCGATTCGCGTCGACAACGAATACATGGTGCAGACCGCGGCGGCGACCGGGACCGTCATCCCGGTGCGGCGCGGCCTCGAAGGCACGGCGCAAGTGGCGCACGGCATCCTCGGGGACGTGGCAACCGGGCTGGCGACGGACTTCCCCAGCCCGCCGGTGGGCGCCGTGGTGCCGCTGCCCTCCGCGGGCCTCGGCGATCGGCGCACGATCGGCGCGGACGTGACGCTGACGACGGCGGACCTGCCGCCGGGCGACACGACCTACGTCATCACCAAGGCGGGCGTCTGCGCCATCACGCTCGAGGCGCCGAGCAAGGCGCAGAACGGGCTGCGGCTCACCTTCCGCTCGGCGACGGCCAACGCGCACACCGTGACCTACACGGCCGGGTTCCTGGGCGGGACGACCGCCAGTGACATCGGCACGTTCGCGGCGAGTGTCGGCGCGAGCTGCACCTTCGAGGCCAACGGCGGCACGTGGGGCATCCTGGCGCTCGCCAGCGTGACGGTGGCGTAGCCATGGCGGACACCGCCCTCGGCCTGACCGACTACGCCAAGGAGATGGCCCGGTGGAACCGGCCGTATATTCACCAGGAGTATCCCAAGGCGCTCTACATGGGCACGACGACGGCGGGGCGGGTGGAGCTGATCCAGCCGCCGCGCACCGTTCGGACCGAGGGCGAGGAGCAGGAGGCCCTCGCCGCCGGCTGGTGTCCGAACCCGCAGCACGCGCTCGACGCCGAGACGAAGCGCCAGGAGGCCATCGGCACGGCCGCCGCGGAGCGGGCCTACACCGACCGGCAGATGAGCCCGGCCGCGCAACGCGAAGCCGAGGCCGCCGACCAGGCCGCGGGCGCGAAGCACCTCGGCGAGATCCCCGTACGGCCGAAGCGGCCCCGCGGACGCCCGTTTGCGAAGAAGGCCCCGCCGACGCCGGAGGAGACGCCATGACGAAAGCCAAGCCGGTCAGCGACCCCGAGGACGACGACGCGCGGACGGAACCGGCGCCGCGCACCACTCGGTCGTATGCCGAGACGCCGCGGGCGCTGGCCGAGGACGACGGCGAGCCGGGGCTCAGCTTCGAGGAGTATCTCGACCGGCGCCGGGACTTGGAGGCCAAGCTCGTGGCGCTCGCCGCCCGGCTCGTGGCGAGCCGCCGCTTCCCGCGGGTGATGTATCACGCGACCCAGGGGCCGCGCGTCGTGGCGACCCCGGCGGAACGGCAGGCGCTGGGGGCCGGGTGGCAGCCGACGCCGGTGGCGGTGCCCTGATGGCCCCGGTCCCGCTGCCGCGCGTGACGGACCCGCCCATGTCGGCCGCCGAGTATGACGCGCAGCTCAAGGCGCTCGACGCCGAGCGCGCGGCGCTCCGGCTCGCGTATGTGACGTCCCAGACCTATCCCCGCTGGGGCTACCACGAGACGGAGCCCCCGCAACTCGTGGACTCCGACGCCGAGGCGCTCGCGCTCGGCGACGGGTGGAGCGCGGTGCCGGTGACGGCACCGGGCGACGCCCCGGTCATCACGTCACTTGACCCGGATACCGTGGTCCTCGGCTCGCCGTCGTTCACCGTGCGCGTGCTCGGCACCGGCTTCACGGCTGAGTCCGTCATCGTCTGGAACGGCAGCGACGAGGTGACCACCTATGTCTCCGCGACCGAACTGACGACGGGCGTCAACATGGACACCGCGAGCGCCGCGGTCAGTGTCTCGGTCGCGGTGCGGAACGGGGAGACCCTGAGCAACGCGTGGTTCTTCACGTTCGCGGAGGCGGAACCATGATCACGCTCGACGTCTACACGGACGCGGTCGCGATCACGACCAGCGACACGGTCGACCTCGCCAAGGTCACCGATGGGATCTGGGTCGGCGGCGCGGGCATCGTCGTCGCGGTGTTCCCGAACGGCAAGACGGTGAACTTTACCTGCACGGCGGGGCAACTGCTGCCGATCCGTGTGAAGCGCGTCAACGCGACCACCACGACGGCGACGTTGATGGCCGCCCTGTATCAGGTGTAACGCATGGCCGCTATTCTCTCGACGAGTTTCGCCGCGCCGGTCACGGACTGGGCGGCGTCGTGGTCCCTCGCCAGTGTGACGGGCGTGCAGGTCGGGCACCTGTGCGCGGCCGAGAGCGAACTGGCGCAGATCACGAAGGTCGGGCCGGGGACGACGGTGACGGTGCGGCGCGGGGTGGAGGGGACGGCCTCGGCGGCGCACGCGACGAGCACGCCGGTGACGGTCTCGGTGGCCGGTGAGGTGGCCCCGCCCCCGCCGGTGTCCGCCGCCGCGATCCCCCTTCGCCAGAGCTCGGTCGTGCTCAGTCACGACCAGATCCGCACGCTCCCCGTGACGCCGGTGCCGGTGATCGGCGCGCCGGGTCAGACTCGGATGATCGTGCCGATCAGCGCCGTGCTCATCGGCACGTATACGACCGGCTATAGCGGGATCAATGCGTGGGCCGACCTGACGTTCCGCTGGCGGGTCGGGGGACTGGCGGCAGGGGGCTTGATGAACCGGACCAGCCCCGCCCTGGCCGACGTGAGCACCTTTCTGGCCTCGCCGAGCCAATGGACGCAGGTCACCTTTGGCTTGGTGCGAAATATCGGGGCCGTGACGTCCGCGGTCGGACTGTCCGTCTTCTCGGTGGCGTCGCTGCCTCCGGTGAATGAGGTGTTCGAGTTGGCCGGCTATGACGACGGCGGGGCGACGACGTGGGCCGGGGGGCATGCGGCCAATACGATCCGGGCGACGGTGACCTATGTCCTCTTCGATACCAGTCTCGGCCGGTTTGTATGACCCGCACCGGCCTCCAGGTCATCACCGATAGCCTGAAGCTGCTCGGGGTGGTCGCCGGCCATGAGGTGCCCACCTCGGCCGAGCAGACCGATGCCTTCGCGCGCCTCAACGAGCTCATCGACAGCTGGGGTCTGCACCAGCAGACGCTGCTCGTGCCGCGCCGCGACGTCGTCGCGCTGCTCCCGACCGTGCAGACCTACCGCATCGGGCCGGGCGAGGACTTCGACCTGCCGGTGCCGGTGACGCTCGACGCCGTGAGCTATCTCGTCGCCGGGACGCCGCCGACCGAAGTCTTCCTCGACCTCGGGACCGACCAGGCCATGCTCGGGCTGGCGCAGAAGACGCTCGCCGGGTCGCCGCCGCTCGCGGTCAGCTATACCCGCACGCACGGGCCGGGCGAGCTCTGGGTGTGGCCCGTGCCGACGGTCGTCACGAACCTCGCGCTGTATTGGAAAGAGCCGCTGGCGCAGTTTCCCGACTTGGTGACGCCGGTGGACTTGGCGGCGGGGTATGCGAAGGCGCTGCGCTGCAACTTGGCGATCGAACTCGCGCCGGAGTTTGGCCGGGTGGCCGACCCGCTGGTGATGAAGATGGCGGCCGAGTCGCTGGCCGATGTGAAGCGCGCCAACTTCCCGATGGTCGAGGTTGGCATTGATGCGGCGCTGACGGGCGGTGGCGGCGGCTACTCAATTCTCACGGACAACTGAGGCGCACCATGTTCGTCAGTCCTGAGCGATTAGCGGAGATGCGAGCGCCGGGCGGTGACCCACGCTATCGCGGCGGGTTGTTCGGCCAGATGGGCCTCGGGCAGTTTGGGCGTGGTGGTGGGATGCCGTGGCAGCCACAGCAGCCAGACCCCAACCTCCACGGGCCGTGGGAGGGTCCGCCGATCACGGGCGGAGGGTTCGACCGTGCCGCGTATGACCAGCGGTATCAGCGGGGGCTCATCCCCGGCTCGCCGGGGTATGAGGCGTCTGTGCAGCAGAACCCCGGCATCGACCCGCAGACGGGACGGCCGTGGCAGGCGATCACCGAGAACTGGGGCGGAACGAAGCCGCAGGGTATCCCCGGCGGCTACGGTGGCGCACCGATGCCGCCGATGGGACAAGGCCCGATGCCGCCGATGGCGAACACCGGGACCGGCGCGACCGCGAGTGCAGCGGCGATCTCGGCGTCGGCCAGCAGCGCCGCGCCAGCCTTGGTC